CTGCCGCAACAATCATGACATTGTCTGGCAGCTTGTATTGTCCAACACGACGATTAAGAATTAACTGGTATGCTGCCGCTTGCACTGCCGGCGCTGCCGAATTCATCTCGTCAAAAAATACAACAATATTATCATATTGTGCAGCAAATTTTTCATCTGGCAACTCGCTAGGTGAGCCCCAAACCATTTTACTAATATTACTATCAAAGTATGGAATACCTTTAATATCTGTAGGTTCCCAAAGTGACAATCGAATATCGATTAGATGTGAGTTAGGTAGACTATCTGTAATCTGCTTTACAATGTCCGATTTACCAATACCGGGAGGACCCCAAAGAAAGATTGGACGTTTTTTTTGCAGAGCTTTGCGAATAGATTTTTTCGCTTTATTTGGTGAAACTGTTCTATCTGACATGTTGTATTCCTTTTTATCAGTGCCTATATACTATAATAGCAAATGTTGCAGAGTGTGTCAACCTTATTTTTTATAAAGTTTACGGATTTTTACACGGTCGTTGTAACCAATGCCCTGTTTCCATAAAAAGTAATCAAAGTCTTGATCACAATCAATGTCGTCGCCTTCTGCGTCTGCAAGGAATCTTACGGCGTCTTTCCAGTTGCAATCGCAGAACTTCATAGTTGCTGCAACCTGCTTGCGGAACTCTACCAATGCAGCAGCCTCCTGCTTTGCTTGGAGCGCCATTGACTCTTCCATTTCTACGCAGAGTTTGTCCCAGATAATCTGTTTGACGTTGTCGGGCGACTGAGTCCACTCTTCCCAGAAGTACTCGCTAGGACGGAAGCCACGAGCGTCTTTATGAAGATCCGAAATGATGTTATCGTCGAAAGTGTAAGACATTTTATAGCCCTCATTGCTTTGTTTCATACTATTAATATAGTTATGATTTACAAAAAGTCAAGAGATCTCGTCATCTTTTTTTTGTCTAGAAAGTGCTTTTGTTAAGCCGTATTTTCGTAAGTCTCCACTAAAAAGTGTAAGTTCTACAGCTTTTTTCTCCATGGTAACAAAGATACTTTTATTAGTCAAATAGTAAGGACAATCAATAAAGTTGTCTAAAAAAATAATAATTTGTGTTGTAAGTGTCATATCCAAAGGAAAGGGTATTTCATATACTGCTAGTTCAAGTTTTTTGAGTACATCAAACCCTTCTGTAGTTAATCGTAATCCACCTTTGTCTTTATCTCTAATATTATACCACCATAAGTGTTTAATACTTTGTACATTCTGTTCGTTAATAGACTCACCTAACTGTTTCAAAAACATTTTTGTATAAACAGTTTTATTCATTATCTACTGGTTCTCCGTCTGTAAGTTTGTACACTTCAAACTCGTCAGTTTTGAACATTTGGTTTAGTTTTTTTGCTAGATTATGAGCATGTCCTGGATTTGAAAAACTTGTTTTTTTATACTTAGGACCTGGATAGTTTGTTAGGGTGTTTTGGCTCTTAAGATTAAAAGGTTTTCCTTGATAAAACACTGCCCAAATAGCTTCAGCATCTAAAACCTGCTCGCTTCTATAGGTTTTACCGTCTACAAACTCCATTACTACAGTTGGTTTAGGCCTACTCATATACGTCTCCTAGTAATATACGTATATATTTATCTCAAAAAAAACAATATATTGTTTTTATTGATTACTGCCAATCAGAAGATCCGCCCAACTGAACTTGAATAACTTCATCTGAACTACCACCTGCATTTTCTTTAACATATTTTTCTAAGTCACCATTTAATCTTGCCATAACTATACCTAAGGTAAATGCAAGATTTTTAGCATTTGAAATATCCATACGAATGTCTTTAGCCCTACTTGATTCTGCACCTTGAACAAGTTTAATGAACTGTTGAATAGGTTGTGTATTAATTGGTTCTATTGACATTACTCAATGCTGCTCTCATTTCTAATTCTGTTTTAAACGGACCTATATATTCATTTCTTTCAATAGTAATAAGTTTTGGACAAAAACTTTTAAGCCAAGTTACATTAAACTTTACCAAGTAATATCCTGCACAGTAAATACTTTTTGATTTTTCGCTTTTAGTAAACAACGGAAGTTTTCGTTGTATATCAAACATACTATTGTATGGATGCGTTCTTGTTGGAAATCCATTTACATTTTTTTCAAGTGTTTTTTCTTCAGTAAAAATTTTAGCAGTTAAAAAGTTTTTTCCAAATGTTTTACTTAAATCTTTTTTTGTAGGATACATTGTAACATTGCCGTTTTTACTTAAAAGAAATCCGTCATCTTCTTTGCTTAATGTTCCTATTTTTTCTCCGTTGTTTTCAACAATCCAAAACTTGTCTTTAAGTATTTCTTTTGCATTCATGATATGTATCTCGCTTGTAATGGTTCCGCATAACCTGCTGCGTTATCTGCAATACGTTGCAAATCCCAACGGGCACAAAACTTCATAAGTCTCATGCCTACTTGACTTACGTTTTTGCTTTCCGCAGATTGAACAGTATTATTTATTTCTTGTCGAATGTGCTCTGGTTGTGCTGTAAGATCACACAGTGTAACATTACGAGTATAATCATCTAGCACACGATGTTCTACACCTTCATGATCTACCCAACGCTGTAACATCATGTTATTCCAGTTAAATCCTTTTGTCTGCTTGTCAGCAAACGCTTCTTGTAATCCTACTTTGTTCTTTGTGCCTTTCTTACGTACACCTGGATAAGCACTAAACACATTGTCACTAGTATCGCCACGCATACACTTTTCAAACAGCAACCAACTAGGATCAGGAGCAGGACGAGGTCCGCCTAGTTTTTTATCAATAACTTCTTTGCCTTTATCATCAAAGTAACCTTCGTGTGTAATAGTCATGTTTTGAATGCCGTTGTACTGACGTACATTAGGTGCAATAAGTTGTGCAAAGTCACCGTCTGTACTAATAATAACATGGTCATCGTTAGGATGATTTTGTATCCAACCTGCAATAAGATCATCTGCTTCTAGTACAGGATTGTGCAAAACTGTGCAGTTTGTTTTATCTGTAACAAACTCTTTAAACTCGTCAAAGATTTCCCAAAACACTTTATCTTCTTCTGCTTCACGTGGGCTCATAGCGTCACGAGTTTCTTTGCGATTGCGTTTATAAGGCTCGTAGTAGTCTTTGCGCCAACTACGTCCTTCTAAGCAAAAAACAACGTGCGAACCGTCAAAGTCCTGCCATGCTTTTTTGATACTGTTTAAGGTTATATGCATTGCCATGCCAACCTTTGTATCAATGTCTCCACGCACTACATGGCGTGCTCGAAAAAATGTGTTAGCGGTATCTATAAGAATGTATGTCATATTATTAATATACACTATTTTCCGTATTTGTCAATCTCGATTTATGATACTTCACTTCGGCCTTTATCAATTGGCACAACATTAATATATCCTGCGCCTCTGTCAGTGTCTAAACCTTCTTCTTGTAACATATTATAAACAATATCTTTAAACCAACGGTCTACAATTTCTTCTTCAACATCGCCTTCGCTGCCATATCCGTTGCGTTTTAACTCGAGAATAAAATACTCGTTCCAATCCAATTCAAAAAACCCATTACGAATATTATCTTCGTTTACCTGCATATCGAGAACATTTACCCAAGGCTCTTTTTTCTTTGTTGCAAGAGCTTTAGGATCAGTTTTAGCTAAAACTGCATTTTCTTTTTCATCAAGTTCTTTTTCTTTTGCTTCGATGCCAGTGATACGCTTTAACCATTGTTTCATCAGTATTCTACCTTTTGTACAATATCTTCTAGTTTCCATGGATCTGTAACTTTGCTGCGAGTCAGTGAATATCTCACATCCATTTTTTGTAGAATCAAATCTAACTTGTTTAATCGTGTAACTGTATCTTTTAGTTCTTTAACTATTTTTTCTGTGCGTGTATCTTTCATTACCAACCAATCCTTTCCCATGGAACATCTTTGTCACCAAAGTGTCCATATGTACAGTTATTACTATACTGTGTAAAGTTAAATAAGTCAAATCTATCTATGATGCCTTTAGGTGTCAAATCAATATTTTCTCTAATAAACCGTTCAATACTACGGTTATGCCCATTGCTGTCAACATAGATACTTGTAGGCTCTTTAACACCAATAGCATAGCTCAACTGTATTTGACACCAATCTGCCATATCATCTGCTACAACGTTTTTAGCCAGCCAACGTGCCATGTATGCTGCACTGCGATCTACTTTTGTAGGATCTTTTCCACTAAATGCGCCGCCACCGTGAGGAGCGTAACCACCGTAGGTATCAACAATAATTTTTCGTCCAGTAACTCCGGCATCACCGTCTGGTCCACCAATAACAAAGTTACCTGTAGGATTAAGATGCCATATAGTATTTGAATCAATTAAATCTCCTAGTACTTCTTTTGCTACATGTCTTGCACAGTTTTTTGCTTGTGTGTTTTTGTCTAGTTCGTGCTGTGTACTTATCACAACTTGATCGATTCGTTTAACTCTATTACCTTCGTATTCAACACTGACTTGCGATTTTGCATCTGGACGCAAACAAGGAGAAAAGTTTTTTAGTTTTTTAAGTATTTCGTGAGCGTAATATATAGGTGCAGGCATGTATGCCTCATTTTCATTGCAAGCATAACCAAACATAATACCTTGATCGCCCGCACCAAAGTCGTCTGTACCTAATGCAATATCTGCACTTTGGCTATGGATTTCATTATAAATGTTTAGTTTATCCCAATGAAATCCATCTTGTTCATAACCAATCTCTCGAACTTTGTTGCGTACGATTTCTTTAACTTCTTCTTTAGATACGTTAAAGTTTTTTACTTCGCCCGCCAATGTTACATGATTGGTAGTTACAAGTGTTTCGACAGCAACACGAGTTGTTTCGTCGCCTGCTGCTAGTCCTGCATCAACAAGTGCGTCCGAGATTTGATCTGCAACCTTATCTGGGTGTCCATCGCTAACACTTTCGCTAGTAAAAATATATTTGTTCATAAGTTCTTCCTTATCTTTTCGTATTCCTCTTCGCTTCTGATGCCTTTTGGAATACTTTTCAAGTTTTCTTTAAGTGCCCCAGGCATTTCCGAATAAGCTAATGTGCAGTCTTGGCGAGAACCTCCACCCTCGTTCCATACAGAGGTTCGCCACCTCTTGTACGTTGAGAGTGTATTCTTCCGACCTACCCCCAAGCGGCATGAGATATACAGGAACGTCCACGCCCGCTTTACGATAGGTATCAACTGCTCTACCAACTTCATCAACATCA